TTAAATTTTGCTCAAAGAAACAAAATATATCGTCAAACAATTTATGTTCCTTTACCATACCTGCAATCATCATTACAAATACAATTAAGAACAAATATATTTGTCCTTTTGTTATTAAGTCTAGGTATTCCATTATTTCCTCTTAAAAAATTTATTATAGGCGGCGGATACTATATTTTTGTTTAAACTAAAACCAATACTGTTATAGTATTTCCTACGTGTTATCCATTTACGGTCGTGGTCAGTTGCATCTCTTACAACTAGTTCAGATGTTTTTTCACTTATGGGCACAAGTTGACACAGCGGTGTTCCCGCACGAATTGTAAACTCTCCATGGCCGTTTACATAGCCTTGTATGTTTATCTCACTACTTATACTAGGGTCAAGTATACCAATACAACTTTCAAATTCAAATTGTTCTGTATACGGCATTGGTAACATCATAAATTTACAGTCTGAAATAATGTGCCAAGGTGTATTAATCTTGAGTATGCTTTTGTGACTCCAGGGTCTTTTTGGTATATGTTTAGCAATACTATCGCCTTGTTGTACTTGTATTGCTGGTTTTTCTAATAGTTCTTCTAGTGCAATATCTGGTACATATGTTTCTAGACTACTAGGACCACTGCGCACCGCAATGTCATGCCAAGCACAAACAACATATCCTGTTGTTAGTACATCAACAATACCAGGACAACGTGCAATATGAAAATCGTGATGTGCCATTTGTTTGTATTCATGTTGGGCTGTTTTAATCCACGCAGGCATTACTGACTTACTGTTTATAACAGGGTATGTGTCTGTCAATCCATCTACTGTACTAAAGAATTCTATTTTTTTCATTGGAACCTAATATTAAAAGCAATACATACTCGTGATATATTACTTTCATTTCTTTCTACTTCATGTGGAATCCAACTTGGCCACATAACTAAATCTCCATCATTTGGCTTATAATGCATCCTACTTGTACCAGGTCCTAAATAACTGGCACTTAGATCCATGTTAGCTGGATTTAAGAATACCAAGTCTCCAGTATGATTTGCTTGTACATAGTATATAGCACTAAAGTTAAATGACTTATGTGTGTGTAATAAATTTAAACTACCAGGATCGTTTATGTTAGTCCAAGATTCAATATAAGGATCACCGCCGTTAAACATATGAGCAAATGCACGATCTTCTTCTAAATAATAACCTACTGTTTCTTCAAGTTGTTTTATTAAGGCTTGTTGTAACCATTCACTGCGTTCAAATTTAATATCAGCACGCCAACAACCATCATTAGTATTCAAATTACTGGGGTGATTGTCTTTATAATCATATGCTTGACGTAATAGGTCATGTCGTTGGGTTTGAGATCCAATACCAGATTCTATTAGTACATGTCCACTATATGCTTTCCAAAGTCTCATTTTTTTACTACCATAATATATAACCCATTCCACCACATGTTAGGATTTTCTACTTCATTCAGCAACAGTCTGTTATAAACGATATCAAGACCAGAACTTTCTACTCCTGCTTCAGCACCTTTAACAACTTCTGTCCAGTTGGCATCATCAAATATTAATAATGCTGTATCACTAAACACACTACTATAATACTCTACTGCCTTTTTTGTATTCTCAAAATCATGTGGTCCATCATAAAAGAACATGTCAATCTTGGGTAGTGTGGCCAAGTCTACAGTAAGCATGTCTGTGTTATGTATAGTTAGTTGTTTAACATGCCCTGTGTTATTTTTAAATTCATCTAGTGTATTATTAGGCAATGTAAAATTATTGCGTTGAGGTTGTATTTGGCCACTCCAGTTATCTACGCAATGTATGTCAATATCATTTACACCAACTGCGGCGGCTGTTGCACCCATAGCACTACCAACTTCTAAATATGTATTGACTTTGTCGCCCAAACCCATTAATAAGTTCTGAACTCTTTTACTAGTTAGTCCTGGTATTTCCAAGTTGTTTACATACTCAACACTGTCTACTAATTCATTAACTACATCATGTACAATCTGTGGAAGTTTTTTACCACTACGTGCTTCATATACTTTATCACAAAAATTACAATCCCAACAATCAAACTTACAGTTCTTAATAATTTTACGCCAAGCATCAATTGGTCTCTCTTGTAAATTTGTTTCAGTTAAATATTCTTCAAATTCATTAAACAAAAACTCTTCGTTGTTAGCATAGCGTTTGATAATATCCATAGTATGATATATTTGTGTAATGCTTTCACGACCATGCATTTTAAATACATCAACATATTCTAATAGTTCTACCCAATCTTCACGCCACGGAGGAATGTTTGCTGTTTTAAGCGGCACACTAGGATCTTGTACATCCCATTTAGGACAACTTACTCTACTAATACTATCTAAAAAGTATGCTGGGCCTTCTTTGCGCATATTATTAAACTGAAAGTGTTCATCCATCATTACACAATTACCTAAACACCCTTCGTTTCCAAGTAAACTTAACTTTATACCAAATTTATCAGCCGCCCGACGGCACTTTTTTAATGCATCACTATCACGCATTAGATCTCTGTCAAGATTAACATACTGAAATCCTGCTTTTGCTAACTCAGCAATCTCATTTGCACGAGTAACATTTCTTAAGATTGTATTTTTAATTTGTAATTCAGGGAATCTTGTTTGTATTTGCTTTGTAGCAACCCAATGTGTATGTGGTATTGTAGCACTACGCACTCCTGCCGCATACAATTGTTCAAAGTTATTTAAAAACAAGTCTAAGTTTTGTTGACTTGGTTGAACTTGTATATTATTAAAAGTTGCGCTTACTTTGATGCCTGTAGTATTTTGAATATGTAATGCTGTTTCAATAACTTGAACTGCATCTTCTTGTGATTCAATAATATCTCCCATTGCATCCTGAGTAAATGGGGGCATACGACAAGTAAAATAAAGATCATAGATATAATCCTTATACTCACGACAGAACGACACAAACTCGTAAAATTGCTGTTCAGAAAGCTTCTGATTAATTGGTACACTAAACATAGTTTATACTATAACACGTAATTAGTTACGTGTCAAAGATTAAATGCTGGATCAGAAGTAATATTTTCAGACTCAGCTTGGGCAAGACTTATATGTACATCAAATCTGTTGTGTAGTAATAAGCAACATTGACTAATTGTTGTACATGCTTTTATTTCAGTTTCTACTAACTGTTTTGCACTTAATAGTTCTTGAATTTTTGTATTGTATGCTGTATTTGCATTAATAACTTTTGTTACCATTTCATCGAGTGTAATACCACGTGAGGTTGCAAGTGATTGAATCATAGGAACACTGACTGTATTATCAGCTTGATACGCTTTAGCTTCAGTCAATTGTTCTGCCCAACTATCATGTTCTAATGTGCTTACTTGCATTGTTTGTTGTACACGGCGTTTATCATAAACCTCGTCTAGTCTTAATCGCATAATATGTTTCATAAAAATAACAGTATTATTAATGTCTTCATCAGTTAAGGTATACGATGTTTTTACACCAAGTTCTTCTTCGCTTGATAAAACTTGTAACATATCGTTTTGATCAGTTCTTGCACGTACACTAATAAAACCACGGTATCCATCCATAAACATCCATGCATTTGCAACACCTTCATTTTCCAGTGTACGTATAGGTGCTAGATGCTCATAAGGAATAATATCAACATGTGAGTCTGGGATAAATCCAACCATAAAATCCATCCAATATCCTATTTTTTGGACTGGTCCTAATTTGCGTTCGTCAACGCTTTTGAATAAGAGGTACAACTTTTTTCTCCTGATTAGTTAATTGTAATGAAATGTCATTGATAAATTCAGACTGGCTAATATTTGCCAGTAAGTGAATGTCACTAACTGTCTCTCCATTGTTTAATTTTTCTACTACAGCATCACTAATTTTATTCATACGTGATTCGTTTTGAATTAAAACTTCATATGCCATGGCAATTGTTTTGTTTTGTGAATCAGCATCTAGTTGCATAATTGCTTCCATATTACCTACACCTATACGCCCATAAGCGATCATATCCATTGCGGCTTGTTTTGCAAGTCTATATTCCCAATAGTCTTGTTCAATCTCTTCATTTTGTTCTGGATCATTCATAATATCCAAATACCTACGTCCGTCTTTTGTGCATCCTAATGGGCTATTATCAATCTCATCTATTAGATTTAAAACTTTTGTACGTTCAATAAGAATAGTACGTAACTTTTCTTGTACAACTGCTAACTTTGTAGTGATGCGTTTAATTTCTAGTAAGTGTAATTTCTTTTGTGCTTCATAAGGAGTAAGTTCTGCTTTTTCATGTTCCAATTGGATCTCAAGTTCAAATTGTTCTGTATCAAACTCCCAGTTTTCAATCATTTCGGTTTTTGTATTCAATTCTAGCATTAACTGTCGTAGTTGATGCATAGGATGAATGTGACTTCTAGCTACAAAGTTTTTAAGTTTAAATTCAGGTATACTCCAATCGTTTAATTGAGATTTACGAATCATTTCATTCTGTTTTTCTGTCAATACGATTTCATTCATTATGTATTTTATCCTTTCCAACCGCAAATGCCACTAGATCCGCCAGGTATACCAGTTCTCACTGATCCAGCACCTAGTTCATATCCGGTATCTGTTGTATAAAAGAACTTGTGTCCTCTATTATTTTGTGCACCATCGTACATTCCCATACAGTACTGGTGTTCTTGTCCCATGTCGTAGTTTTCTTCACCACTGTTTTGTAGTGGTCTTGTTACTGTGCGAGCCAATGTATTTGTATTTAAATCATATACACGATAGTTATATCCACCATTATATGTTCCTTCATTTCCAATGTACCCTTTGCGATCTTTACTATTAATTGGCTTTTGTTGGTTATTGGCACCAACCCATGCTGAAGATTCTAGTTTGTCTGATCCAACTGTATCAGTAGCAAATACTAATTGTTGTCCTGTGCCATTGCCGTACAAGTGTGCTTTGTTTTGATCACATAATGCCTGTACACCATCAACTGTGCCATTGGCAATTAATCCTGTTAGCCCAGCGGCACCTGTTTCAGTAGTAAAATTAAATTTTGTACTAGTAGTGTTACTAGTTATATGACAATATTCTGTTTCTTTGAATGCATATCCGGCATCGTTTCTATTAGTGTTCATATTGTTAGCACTGTTATATGAATTACCTGTATCAGTAGCATGGTTTAATGAAATGCAATTTGCGTTTGCTGACGAATGTGCGCCATTGGCACCAAATACCCAACTTTTTGTTCTACTAGGTGCTCCGCCACTATAACTTGTAGCATAAGCCATCACATTACCTAAGTTGGTCATTACATCTGTACTGTGTACCATTCTATTTGCGTTACTGTAAGGTGTGCCACCTTTATATCCACACATAACATAACTGGCTGTGATTACTGTTCTGTATTTAAATCCGCCGTCACCGATACCAACTTGTTGCCACTGCTGACCGTCATATTGACGTAATTCTTTTTGTGTAGTATTCCAATATACTTGACCTGCTACTGGACTACCAGGATTACTTGCTGCTGTTGGATAATTTACTCCGCCGCTTCCTATTGTAGTTGCCATAATTTAACCCCTCCATCCACATGAACCGCTACTGCCGCCAGGTATACCAGTTCTCACTGATCCAGCACCTAGTTCATATCCGGTATCTGTTGTATAAAAGAACTTATGTCCTCTATTGTTTTGTGCACCATCATAGTGTCCCATGCAATACTGATGTTCTTGTCCCATGTCGTAATTTTCTTCACCCATATTGCCCATTACTTTTGGGACTGTTCTTTTTAATACATTTGTATTTAAGTCTAACACACGATAATTATATCCACCATTATACGATCCTTCATTACCAAAATAACCTTTATGGTCTTTACTATTAATTGGCTTTTGTTGTGTATGTACGCCGCTAAATGATGATCCTTGTACTTGGTCTGTACTAAGTGTATCTGATGCGAATAATAAAGTTTGACCGGTGCCATCGCCATATAAGTGTGCTTTGTTTTGATCACATAATGCTTGTACACCATCATGTGACCCGTTTGCAATGATACCAGTTAAACTTGCTGCGCTAGTTTCAGTAGTAAAGTTAAACTTGTCACTAGTAGTATTACTAGTTATATGACAATATTCTGTTTCTTTAAATGCCGCTCCAGCATCATTCCTACTTGTACTCATGTTGTTTGCACTACTGTATGATTGACCTGTTTCTGTATACATATTTATTGCTACACAATTTGCGTTTGCTGACGAATGGGCGCCATTAGCACCAAATGTCCAAGACTTAGTACGACTAGGTGCTCCACAGCTATAACTAAATGCATATGCTAAAAGGTTTCCTAAATTAGTACAGACATCTGTGCTATGTACCATTCTGTTTACATTATTATAAGGAGTTCCACTTTTATAGCCGCCTTGTACAAAACTAGCAGTAATAACAGTTCTATACTTAAATCCGCCATCACCGACTGCTACTTGTTGCCATTGCTCACCATCATACTGCCGTAGTTCCTTTTGTGTAGTATTATAATATACCTGGCCTTCTACTGGACTACTTGGATTGTTTGCTAATTGTGCATAATTAAGGCCGTTACCACTAATTGTTGTTGGCATTTAGTCTTTCCTCTAATTTTTCAATACGTTCTTGTTGTTCTTTGATTGCTTCAATAAGAAGACCAATCATGTTGCCATATGCTACTGATTTAATTCCATTAGCGTCTTCACTTACTACTTCTGGTAATACTTTTTCTACTTCTTGAGCAATAACACCAGCTTGTCGAGGATTGTCGTCGATATCATTTCTATTATATGTTACACCACGTATTTGCAAAACTTTGTCTAATGCATCAGGTATAGCAACAATATTATCTTTAAGAGATATATCAGAGTTAGCTGTTACATTACCCGATGCTAGTATGTTTCCAATTACATGGAACTTTTGACTAGGACTGTTTGTACCAATACCGACATTACCGTTGCTTCTAATCACTAGTTGATCGTCTGCACCACGAGCTAGGTGATGAATAGAAAGCCAATCAGTACCAGAACCACCTCGAATAACCATAGAAGCTCCAGAAGTACCATTAGGTCTTACTAATCTTAGATGAGGATCTCTACTATTGTTATTAGTTTCTATAGACAATACTGGATTGTCAGAAACTCCAGTTCCTTTTATTCTAGCAACAGGATTTGAGGTTTGATCACCCTCAACTTGTAATTTAGCAGTAGGACTCGGCGTACCAATACCAACATTACTACCATTATCAAAAACAACATTGTTTGATCCGTTATTAAGGAATCTTAAAGCATAAGAGTTATTACCACCAATATAAAGTTCGTCGCCACTGGCAGCATATAGTCCTATAGCATTAGTGCCTGCATTTTCAATTTTAAAACTTGAGCTACTAGATGTATCGACTCTAATATTACCTGAAGCTATATGAAGCTTTTCACTAGGACTAGTTACACCAATACCGACGTTGCCGCCATTAAAATATGAATATCCATTAGCTCTTAATATTATATTATCAGCAGAAGAAGCATTTTTCATTATTAGCTTGGCATCGTCTGCTGCTTGTGTAGTGAATACAAATGTTTCATGTGTAGTAGAGTTAACGCTAAATCTTACCGAACCTCTTACATCTAATTTTCTATCAGGACTCTGTGTACCAATACCAACATTACCTCCACTGCGTAGGAAAATACCTTTAGTTGAGGTTCCTGCATCTACATTAGCAGTACTATCAGTAACAAGATGTAAATGTTGTTCAGCATTAGAAACAGCTATTTGATTTACTGCTGGACTAGAAGAATGGGACTGGCCAAATTGCTGAATTTCAATGGTGTTATTACTTACATGTAATGACCTAAAAGATGTTTTCACTCCTGCATTATCTGCATTATGATTTACATATATCTCACCTTTTACGTGTAAAGGCCTTTCAGGACTAACTGTACCAATACCAACATTACCGTTTCCGTCAAATGTAACCTTTGGTGTTGCAGTATGAATATTTGTAGCATTACTACCATAGATAAAGTTTAACCCATCGCCTTTGGTTGGTCCGTCTGGAGAAATACTCCACACATTATAAGTTGATGTTGACGGTCCTTGAACAAAAACAAGGCCGTATTCAGGATAAGTTCCATTATCATAAGTTGACGCTAGCATCATACCAGTTAAATTACCATGGTTACTAATACCCACTCGACTATCAGTATACATACCATTGCCGCCGCTAAATGTATGACCACTAACTTGTAATTTACTAAAAGGACTGGCTGTACCAATACCAATTTTGCCACCATTAAAATAAAGGCTTTTACTGTTTAAGTGGCTAATAACATCTGCATCTGTATATCCAGCTGGCAATCCTGTTAAGTTAGACCCGTCACCGATAAATGATGTTGCTGTGGCGGCACCAGTATCTAAATCTACTTTAAATTTTTCTGAACCGTTACCAATAAATTGAATTTCGTTTGGTGTACCACTCCATCGTATTCCCCATGCGTCACCTGAAGTACTATTACTTGGATAATATCTTTCCGATATACCCCAGATGTCATGAAATCCTGTTGTGTCAGATTGGTCAGCTCTTGCAAGTAAGCCTTGTGGAAATACTGGTTTGTTGGCATTGGTAGATGGAAATATTATTTGACCCGTAATAGAATCATCAGCATCACTACGTAAAAATTGTAAACTGTCAAGATTGTCAAGTGTGCCTGCATCTCCAGTGGATGATACTCCACCTTTCCATGCGCTACCGTCCCAGGCCCAAGACCTATTGCCTACTGTAAATACTTGTCCTGTACTTGGACTACTTGGAAATGTGATGGCCATTATTAGTTACCTTTGTTTTTAACATATGTAACTATTTATGTGATTTT